CGTCGGGATCTGTAGCCGCTTCGAACTCGTCAAATGCTTCACGGAGGCCGTCCGAGGACTCTTCAGCCTCCGGCTCCTCTTCCTTCTTCTTACCCATCGGTGCAATCACCAGGGCGTTGAGTCCTTGAGCCATGAGTACTTCGCCATGCTCCGCTTGAATCGGAACGTGAAGAACACTTCGTTACCCGAAGCCGCCGCGATGTCGGCCGCCGAAGCAGTCGTAATCGTGGTAATCTTCATGGTCATCGCAGTGCTGGTGTTCAGGTTAGCGGGAACGGCGGTCAATTGAACTTTGCTATCCGCGGCCGTGGCGAGCATCAGCGAAACCGATGCGCCAGTGAGGCAGTAGAAGCTATCTTCAAAGGTCAGCGTATATTCGCCAGTGCCCGAATGGACAATGGAGGCGATACCGGCCGGAAGCGTCGTGCTGAGGCCGTCTTGGCTTCGGAACGCAACGGGGTCGGATGCACCGTTTACGGAAAACGCACCGGAGATGACAACTTCGCCTTTATTCGCGCAAAGTGCAGCCGGAGCGTAAGCTCTAGTTTGGGGCATATCTTAAATTACTCCTAAGGAGTGGGGCGGCTCACAACCGCCCCTATCCTAATTACAGCGCGACGCGCCCGTTGTATCCGGGAGCAACGCAACCAAGTTGCGCGTAGTACTTCGCGCGGACTTCGACACCGTCGTTGGTCGTCTGACGAAGCATCTTAAGACCATCGCTGTTCTCAAAGCGGGGAACCTCGCCAAGCGAGTAGAGCTTCCACGTGTCCTTCTGGAGGATCCAGCCGGTATTCGAGGGGCAGTAGGCGTCCGCGAGGACGTCGACTACGTTCGTTCCACAGGTGATCTGAATCGAGCGGAATCCGAACTCGCCGTCGTTCGACTGAACCTCACCGTACATCACGCGGCTTCCAAGCGATGCCTGGAGGTTCGCGAATTGAGCGAAGTTACAAACGAACAGGTCCGGCTTCGCGCCTTCGCGCGCAACACGGGCCACCGAGCGGAGGATCTTCTCTTCGATCGCGATGCCAGCGGGCGCCACGCTGGAGGGAATGCGGATACCACCGAGGCGGTTCTTGCTGACCGAGCGGTCAACGCCGAAGAACGGCGTAGAGCTGGGAGCCGATGCCGGAACCCATCCACCGAGACCGGTGACCTTACCGTTAAGGTCGCCGGCAACCTGGATGAAGTCGCCAACGATGAGGCCCGTGACCTGAGTCGTAACCCAGTTGGCGTCGCTGGTGAGCGTTCCGAGGTCATAGTCGATACCCGTAACCGTCGCCGTACCCGTGCGGGGCGTAGCAGCGTCGGTCGCGGAGAACGACAGTTCCATGTCAATGTCAAAATTGACAATCTGCTCAATATCAGCGAGGGTCAGCGTCACAGTCGAGAGAGCCCCGACGGTGCCGATCGAACCAGAACCCGTCCCATAAAGGGCCGTGCTGAGGGAACGAACGAGCTGCTTAAACATCCCGTCGATTTCCGTAACGCGGGCCGAAACGAACGCAGCCTTATCGCCTTCGGAGGCTTCAAGGGCCTCGTTTTCGATAGTGACCACGCCGTAGTCCTTCGCGCGGGTGAGCACGAAGTCTTCGGTGCGAGCGGGGGCAGCGGCGGCTTGGGCATTCGCAATCGAAGTGCCGCGGCCAGCCGGGGTGGAGAAGAGAATCGGAATCGGAAGATTCTTGCCCTTCATCGAGGTCATGCGCGGCATGACGGCGAGCAAAGTGCTCTCGCCGTACTGCATCAGCTTGACCTTCATGTCATCGTAGTAAACTTTAAGTACGCCGTCGAGCGACGTAGTCGTAGCGGAAGTCATTGTATTGAGAAACTCCTAAGAAATTATTTCCAAGATCCCACTGCACGCGCCAGACGTTCGTCGTCATTTCGCGGAGTGCTTTCGCTCTTAGTGGTGCGCGTTGCGGTCATCTTGTTGGTTATGGTTTTAGCCGGTTTAGGCTCTGTCTTCTGACCCTCAGACTTGGGAGCACTCTCTGATTTAGGAGTCTCGGCTTCTGCCGGTTTCCCGGCTTGTTCCTCCTGCCATTTCTGGAAGGTCAGCAGCTTTTCAAGATAAACTGCAATCTCTTCATAGCCGACTTGATTACTGCCGGCGGCCTTGCGGGCCACGGCGATAATGTCGGCGTCTGCTTCTTTCGAAAGAAGGGGGTACTTGTCCCCGTCTTTGACGTGTTTGAGGAAACCCGCGTTTTCCGCATGAACAGCTTGCTCGTACTTCGAGCGGTTCTCTTCCTCTTGCTTGGCTTTCTCAGCGGCTTCTTTCTTATCCGCTTCGGCCTTCTCCATCGCTTCAAGCTTTTGCTTGAGCTTCTCAGTCTCGCTGTTGCTACGTGCAATCTGGTCTTCGGGGGCTTGCACGCCTCCGTTGAGCCGACGTCGCGTAAGACGGTCGTAGAACGCGTCCTTGGTTGTTCCGCGCTTCTTAGCGACGGTCTCCAGGAACTGCTCCTCGTCCTCTTCGAACAGCTTGACGAGCGCATCAATGTCCGCCTGGCGCTTCCCCAGGTCGGTCATGCGCGACTTGCTCACCGTCTCGTGCTCTGCACGGGCGGCTTCCAGCTTCGCGAGCTCGTCCTTAAGACGGGCCTCTTCGCGCTGTACGGCCTTGCGCTGGCGCTCTAACTTAGCGAAACCACTCGATAATTTCTCTTGAGTGACCGGCTCGGCCTTTACAGGGGGGCTTAGTTCCGTAGGCTTCTTAACCTCCGGTTTAGCTTCTTCCTCTGCCTCTTCCGGCTCCGGTTCGGGGCGTTTCGGCTTAGGCGGTGCTTTCTTGGTCATCCCTCTCGGTGAGGGCTTGTCCATCTTAGCGATCGTCTGTTCAATCTCGGTCGCTAACGGCGTCTTCCCCGGAAGTTCCGGTTTCGACATCTCGGGTAGGGGGCTAGGCGCTCCCTGATTTTCATCAGCGCTCATTAAATAAGCTACTCTTTACTATCATCAGCCGATAGTTAAGCTCACGTTACTAACGTGTATTGGTAAGAAACCGGACTTAACGCGCCGGTAGCGTAAAATCACATCGGTACGCCAGGCGGCGCACCAGGAGGAGCAGCGCCAGGCTGCATCTCCATAGGCATCTCCATACCGGGCGGGGGAGCGTTAGGATCCATTCCCGGGGGAGGAGGCGGAGGTTGCATAGCCATTTCGCCTTCTACGACAATCTCCAGGAGCTCACGTAGCATATCAAGCCTCTCTTCTGGGCAATGGTTGCGCTCAGCGTTCAACAGGAGCGCCACGGCGAGGGGCTTGACCTGCTGCATGTCGACGTACGGATCTGGCGTCCAGGGGATACCCTTCTTTACGATGTCCGTAAGCCGGCGCATGATCGCTTTCTTAGAAGCAATCACCGGATTCATCTCGGCAAATTCGCGGGTGTCCGGAAATTCACAGAGCATCATGCCCTCATCCTTGGTTACCCAACCAATGCCGACCCACTCTTGGACTATCGCCATCTTCTCGCCGGGGTTGCTCGGAAGAGCGTTCGTCGGATATGCGCGGATATCGAATTCCGACTTCTTGATATTGATATCTTTGAAATCAAGCTCCTCGTACCCACCTTCGACGTTAAATCGAACCTTGTAGCCCTTGATCCCCCTGGCGCACTCAATCATCTTAGCGGCCGCGTCCAGCGCAAACTGCTCATAGCTATCCGCAATAATCCGAAGCCGCTTGCTATGGTTCTGGAGTATCGTCCTCAGAGCGCGGCCGCTGACGTCCCCACCAACCGTCTGACCTTGCGCGGTCATCTGGCTAATACCGGTAATCTCGTAAGCCTTGCGCTCCAACTGCCAAAGATGCTCGAAAATCTGCGGTGACACGGGCGTCTCCGCCACCGTGCTAGGCGGCGTACCCGTGTATTCGATGATATCACCGTCATTCGCGCGCATGTGAGCCGGATTCACCTTGCTGCCACGCTCAATGAACACGCGCGTGATACCGAGCTTGGCGAAAGCACGCTGAATCTTGAGTAGGAGACGGTTAATCTCCTTCTGGACGCCGGCTAGTTGCTCCGTGAGACCCTTACCCCAGAAGCCGAACGGGCGTTTGAGCCAGCGGAGGAACACGAACGGGTGGTCCTCACACTCTTCGTTCAACAGTTCAATGTCATCATCGCCAACGGCGATAATGTGGCGCCCGTCTTTGGCGTCGGGACCGCTTGGCATGTGCCAGGCCTCAACGACCTGAAGCAGATCTGACGTCGTGTCGTACATGAGCGGGCCGCGGCCGTTGGATAGGCCGCTACTGGTGCACGTCGAGAGGCGAGCGCGGAGCTCCTTACCCTTTTCAGTGTCATCAGTGTACTCCGCGATCAATACGCTACGGTCAATCCACTTCGTTTGATAGAAACACGTCGGCTTCCCGTACATACCGTCGGCTTGGTCGACCAACAGTTCCCACGGGAACACTCTGTCCAGCGCAACTTCTTTACCGGACTCATACACTTTAAGGATGCCGGTCCCAGCCCATTCGGCGTCGAGGAAAATCTCCGGCGCAAGCTCGTAGAAGCCAGTCTTATAGAACTGACCCTCGCAGAACTTGTCTAGCTTCTCTGCGGCTTCGCGCTTGTCCCAATCAGCACCGTTCGTTGTGAACGTCGCCTTGGGTTTATTCTGGCAAATCTCCGCCTGTGCGGCGGAACAGCAGTTTTCGATAACGTTGAGACCAACGGTCTCGTTACCGGCGATCTGCACCGAGATAGCCGGACGGCCCGCACTGAACGGTGATAGGCCAGCGATTGCCGTCCCCCCATGCATGCGTGCCCAGTGGAGGAAAGACTCGTAGAGATAAGCCTGGCGCGATGCAATCTGCCTAGCCGTGGCCATCATGTCCGCGGCTTGGTTCTTCTCGTCAGAGGACCACCAAGAAAAGTTGACCGGTTTATCGCCGGCTGGCGTATGGCGTTCGTTAGCTGGAATGCGTCTCATAAGCCAACGTGCGCGTACGTCACGTCCTCATCTTCTTGGGCCTCGCGCTCCTCGCGCCGTGCAAGAGGTTCATCTTTGAATTCAGGTAAACTGGGACCCAGTTGGAGCTCTAGCTCCGGAGTCTTATATAGATGAACATTATGCTCTCGCAACAGCGCGAGGAGTGAGGCTAGTTCTTGAAGCTGCAATATCAGGCTTCTGCGAATTCGAGCACGACGCGCATATTCGGAATGGCTACGCCGTTTCCGGTGTGCGTCTTCGCGAGCGTGATCGTGAGATTTTGCGCAATGGCGACGCCGGCAAGGTTGCTATAGAGAGCGACCTGCGAGAGTGCCACCCAGCTCGTAGCAGCCGTGGTAATGGCCGTACCAATGGCCGTTTGTGACCCACCGCCGGCTTGCGGACGCGTACCGAGTTGGAGCGTCGTATAGTGCGACGCATCAAGCGTCACGGCCGCGTCGGGGAGAATGTACGCACCGAAGAGAACGATTCCGCCGGTGTGATTCGGCGTAACCGTGAACAGAGCGCGCTCGATATCCGTGCTCGCAGCAGCGTCTACGGCGCAATAGCAAACGACATACTTTTTGCGGGCCTGGTTCCAGTCATCGGCCGAAATCGCCGGGGGAACAGCGCCAGAAGCCGTCGCGTGAGCGGCGTATTGACCTACCTGAATCGTCTTAATATTTCCGACTGACATGTGCGTAAACCTCTAAGATAAGTAAGCTAAGTGTAAGTGGGTTCAGTTGCGCCTGTGCGCAACTCGCGTTGTTTACGCAAGTTCGTTGCTGCGATCGTAAATCGGAGTGGGAGTAATCGCGGCTTGGCGATTCGGCAGTGCCGGAGGGGCGGCCGGAGGAGCTTGGGTGTTGACCTGACCGGCGGGTTGCGGACGGTAGGCTTGTGAGTTGTACTGAGGAAGACCGCCACCAATACCGGCATTGCCGTTAGGAGCGCGATACTGAGGAGCGCTGGAGGGCGAAGCCTGGGGCGGCATGTACGGAGGCGTCTGCTGTTGCGGCTGGTATTGCCGGCGCTGTTGCATCCACGGGGGAGGTCCGCCGTAGCCTTGACCGCCCTGTTGCATCCACGGGGGCGCCCATTGCGGCATCTGAGGAGGTCCGCCCCATTGTTGTGGAGCTCCCCCCCATTGCTGCTGAGGAGGTCCACCCCATCCGCCACCCTGCGACTGCATCCACGGGGGGAGTGAATTACCGAAACCACCGAAGCCTTGCTGACCTCCGCCGAATCCGCCGCCATATCCCTGTTGCGGCATCTGGGGCCGATACTGCGGCGCTTGCGGCTGAGGAAGCGACTGACGTTGACCCCAACCCATCGGCGACTGCTGCGCCGCTCGCTGGAGCATACCCGGGGCTTGCGCTTCCGGAGCTTCCGCCACGGACGCGGGGATACTCATCGTCGGCGGGGGGAACGGTTCGACGTTGGCGTTTTGCGGGACGATGGGGGGTGATTGCGGGTCAATGATCATTCTGAGTCCTCCCACCAGTGTTTCTCCTGGTCGGCTTCTTCCTCTTCTTTTTGGATCTGTAGTTCTTCGCGAGCGTTAACGGCTTCGGGACTATTGTATTTAAGCCAGTAGGCCTGGGTGCCAAAGCGCTCAGTGACGCCTTGCACCTCGGACCCCTGCCTCTGGAAACAGGCCAGGACAAGCGCCGAAACCAAGTCGCCGTGGCTACCGTTGGTACGCGGCTGCTTAATGCTGATAGCGCCGCCGCTGGTTGGCTGTGAGGTGACGAGCTTAAGCTGGTCGATAAGCCTCTCGTGCTTCGGGAGCTTGATCTGCCCATCTAAGAGCAGACGGCGGAACCGGACGTAAACCTCTTGGTTCCCCTTAGCGCCTTCGGGTGCGATGGTGAAGTGGAGGTCGTGTGTTTCGAGATGCTCTGAGATACTCTGTCGGTAATGACCATCAGCGGTCAAATAAGCACATTTATGCTGCTTGAGTGTCGCGGCGAACTGAGCGACGACCACGCTCGGCTTAAGCGGCTCGTCCACTCCCGGTCGGAGCTCCACAAGTTCGCCCGGCCAGTAAATATCGTCATAGCGATGGACGATGGCCAGTGCGGAACTGTCGGAACGAAAGCCGAAGTCCCCACCCGCGGTCACTACGGCGCCAGCACGGGGGGCCAGTGGCAGGATGATACTGGTGTCGATCGCCCGTTCGATGGCGACAGGGTCAAAGAACGAGAGAGAGCCAGCGGAGAGAGGGACGGCCAAATACTGGCGGCTCCACTCAATCTGGTCGGGCTCTAACTCGTGAGATTGTGCTTCTGAAATCGTTGGATTCGCTACCCACGTGGGGGCGTAGCGAACCATCTGGCTAGCTGTGTCGCCAGCGACGAAAGCTTTGTGATGCGCGTCTAGCGTGCTGAACGGGCTAGAGCTCAGGAACATACGGGCGTTCGGCTGAGTGGCCATCGTGGGCCGAAGAAAAGCTAAAATTGTTTCCGCGGGGTTCGCCCCGGTCTTCTCGTTACGCCAGAGCGAGACTTCGTCAGCGATAACGCAGATTGCCGTGAAACCAGCCGCGGCCATGGTTGAAGCAGCGAACACTTTGAACTTCACCGATCGTTCAGGTAGTTCGATGGTGTCGCCAGTGCGCTTGTAAGGAATCTTACAGGCTTTAAGGATTGATTCGATCGTATCGATACGCTCGAACGCCTGGTCTTTATTGACCGAGACGATAGCGACGATGCCGGGGTCGCCCGGGGGGACCTTGTGCTGGCCAAACATCGCCTCGCAGACTGCAACGCGGCAGAGCGTGGAGGATTTACCAGCACGGCGACCTGCTCTGATAACGAGCTGGCGTCGGGTGGAGCGGTAGAACTCTCTGATGGACTCATGCCACCAGTCGGAGGTAACGGGGTAGCCGGCTTCTACGAGTTTCTTATCTAACTGACAGTACCGCTCGTAGAAGCTATCGGAGGAGAGACGGCGTTTGGCAGATTCGAGGTAGGATCGTTCTAATGACATCGGCCGAAAAGGCGCCAGCCCTTCGGACGCTTGGTCACTGGCGCAGCAAGCCAGCGTTCATTCTTAGGGAGCCAATCGACGAGCATCTTTTCGACGTCTTGTAGGAATCCCTGTATGTAAACAGCTTTGTCAGTGGAGTAAGGAAGAAAAGAAACGTCGAACGCGGCGACGCGCGCGCCCTTCATGATAACCAAGTCGTTGGGACCGTTCGTAGTCCAGGAGACGCCACTCCACTCTCGCTGGTTTTGCTTCTTCCATTCATCACACCAGTCGTTTAGAAAGGCGCATAGGAGCTTTGCGGGATCTTTAATAGGAATGCTCCAGTAGACCGAGCGTGTCATTACTTCCGACCCTTACGCTTAAGGTCCCGAACCTCAACCAGACGCGTCTCGTCGGTGATGCTATCCGTAGGTACATCTTCAGAAGTACCGACGTTTCGTATCATTGAGGCCGGAGACATGTACCAGGCTCCGCCCTTCTTACGCCACTTGAGCCACCCATCCGGACCGAGTTCAAACTCGTGCGTGTCGGAGAGGAGAACGGTGGTGCGAAGGTCGGGGTCGACTAGGGTGCAGTATTCGCGGAATTCAACGGAGATGATTTTCATTTGAAAGGCCCCTTACCGTCGTAAACGCCGTGGCACTTTTCATCGCCTGGCATACCGCGGTCCAACGCGATAGCTGTCCAACTTTCACGAGTGGGGTGTACTCGCATTTGTCGTGCTATTACCGTAAAGAACTGCGCCAGTTGGGTGAAATATTCTACGTCGCCATAAAGCATCGGTCGACCATTTCTCATCGATCCGCCCCCCACCCATCACGGGCCATCAATTCAATCGCATTGAAAATGCTGTCGTTGCCGACAACGTCGCACGCATAGACCCAGATGCGAATCTTGAAATTGTTTGGCGGATTACGTTGCTGAACGTGGACCCAATAGCCTTCACCGTTGGGATTGGCACGAGCAACACAGTTGTACTTGCGCCCGAGAGAGGCCACTTTCTGGACGAATTCCTCCGTCTTGAGCGCGCCTTCGGCATCAAGCTTCGTCTTCCATTCATTCGCAGTGGCAATGGCGCCCTCTTCAGCTGAGTCGAGATACATAATCTAACTCCGCCGAATGGATCGCCGACTCTAGTTCGTTTACTTGCCGTTCGTGCTCATATCGCACCGACAGAAACTCATACGCCGTTGCTTCCGGAACTCCGTACGCCTGCTGGCAGCAGCGAACGATCGCAGTAGACAGATCGGTGCTGCGACTAACGCCCACACCTTTTACTGATTTAGTCTTCCGGTCGTGTTTCTTATTCGTAATAGGCAGTTGACCCTTATATGGTCGCTTCTGGGGAGCGTATTGCTCCATTTCTTCGTTCCAATGAACGAGCGCGTCGACGGGCGGGGGAGGCTTACAGCCGCAGATCATAGTTCCCCCAATGCCCGAGCGTTCTTCTTCTCCGCCCTGAGAGCACGACGTGCGTCGCGCTTAGCCAGTTGCTTCCGATGCTCGCGAGCCTCGCTGGCCACAACGCGGCGTTCGTGCCGGTTCAGACGGTTATGCACGTCCTCGAGGGACGGTTCCGTGTTGCCGTTTGCGAGCTCCGCTAGCTGGTGCCGAGCTATAATAGCTTGGCCCTTGGAGAGGGTAGGGAGTCGGAGCTTGCGGCGGATGAGGTCCTGGGAGGTCACGCAATCCCCACGATGCGCTTGTCGTCCTTCTTACCAGCCGGCTCGGCAATTCGCAGAGCAACGTCCTCCTCATCAAGGAGGCCAGCGATGTAATCGTCTTCTACGACGTATACGACTTCGCCGTTCAGTAAAAACGGCTGAACGAATGCGTTAGCGGTCAACTGAATGTAGTCGCCCGGCTTACAGTACGTCTCGCGAAACCCAGTTGGGGTCATTTTCCCCGGCCCAGCTGCAACGACCTTCGCACGCTTCGGGGTTTTCACCTCCGTTGCATCGGGTCCATTGCTAGACTTGTAGGTCTCGGGCATCAAAATGCCGCCCTTAGAGACGTTGGGAATGTCGACGGGAATGAATTGAACGAAGTTTCTAACAGGCTTAAACATATCAGTAAATTACCTTACTCTGCCGAAGTTAAACCGTCGGCTTGCGGTCAAAACTCTATGGAGCTCCGTCATATCGACGGGGGTCAGCACCACTGGCGCCCTATCACCCACCGTCTCACTCATTACTGAGGTACGGGTGTGGGTATGCTCCAACCCGGCGGCGTGCAGGATTTCATGCATTGCGACGCTGACGAACTGTTCTGAGGTACGTATCCGGTCCGGGACCAGATAGAGGTCCATATCGGCCCGAATGCAAATCCCCACGATCGGCTCCGGCTTCCCTTTGGCGTGGCGATAATCGAACTTACGTGTAAGCTCGTCCTCTCCGAGGATGCGTAGCAGGCGCCAGGAGCCTTGAGGAACCCAGAACCGCGCGGGGTCCAGCCCCGAGCGGAGTTGGATGTGTAGGAGCCCACCAGACTGGATATTCAGCGAAATCGCAGCAGCTTCCAGTAAGTTACGCTCACCTGGGGTAAAGGCATCATCTACATAGATGGTTAGCGACGTGGGCGCGGAGGGGACCCTTACTACCGGACTACTACACCCCCACAGTAACGCACACAGTAACCAAAACTTCATTGACAAAGTAACTTAAGGCCGATACCGTTATCGCCGTTAGCTGTTAAATCCTAAACCCTAACCAGGAGGCACTATGGAATACACGTCACTGTCGGCCCGTATATATAAGATACAGTTGGACTTTCTGAAGAAAGCTGCAAAAGTGCTAGGAAAGTCGCAAGAGCGTGAGGTTTCGATCGGCGATTTCGTCCGCCTAGCGAGCCTAGAGTACGCAGAGAAGCTACTCGGTGAGAAGCAACCGGTCTGCCCACCGTTCACGAAAGGCCGTAAGACGGCCGCCGCAGTCGTCGCTAGCGCCCTGGGAATGGACCGCAGAGCCTGGGAGCGGGGGATCATCGAGGCGGCTACGAAACACGCGCTATCAGCGATGGGTGAGACGACGAACCGTAAGTCAGATATTGGGGGCTTGGCCCCCCAAATCGCCAGGCGACGCTCTAAAACCGGCTAAGCGTACTTAACCCCCGGCGTAGGGTCGGGGGTTTGTACTTGACGTAAGCGAGGCTGGTGATTAAAGTACCTCAGTACGCATCACTCGTCTATTACAGAGCGCCAAGCCTGCCATGAAGAAATACAAAGTTGGCGATAAGGTCGGACCATACGTAATTTTAGAAGAACGGTCGGAACGTTATCACGGTGGCCGTGTTTTCAGATGTGTATGTAAATGTGGAAAGCAACTCGATCGCAGGGTTGGTGACTTATCCGACACACACATTGGAAGCCATCGCGGATGTAGGTTGTGGTATCTAGATAAACGCTCGCGCGGTGGGTTGGTCGCTCTAACCGTGGCGCTGGCCGTCAGTTGTGACTCGCGCGCTTGAGGTTCCCCCGGCACCTCGCCCGTCTCCAGCCGAACGGCTATTCCTGCGGTCCAGCGGCGCTGAGACACGCGATGCTCTGCTACGGCGTGCAGCGCTCGGTCCGGTGGCTAGCCAGCGTCTGTGAGGCGGATAGCGACGGTACGAACGAGGTTCACCTGCGATGCGCGGCGCGTGCTTGCGGACTACGTCTCGAGTATGCCAAGTTCCATACGTTGGCGCTTACGCAAGAGACTATAAGGTGGCACGTTCGCCAGGGACACCCGGTGCTGCTGTGCGTGGATACGGCGACGGATGGACCATGGCAGCATTGGATCGCCGTTGTGGGGGCAACGGCACAGTATGTCACAGTCTGTGACAGCGCTCGTCCGGGGCCGGTCGTCAGGAGGCATACCTGGAAGCAGCTGATGCGACGTCTGGCGGTGTGGGAGGGGGAGCGGATGAACCGATACGATGTTTATGCATTAGTTCGTACGTAGAGTACTTTACTTTCTGTCCGGGCCGACGTATCAATAGGGCATGGACTGCTCCCCCTCGTATCACACGGCGTTACGTACTCTCTGGCGCGTCGGCATTGACATTACGCACATTGGTGTCCAAGATGACGGTCGGGGGAACCGCTTGGAACTGTGCAACTGTAAAAAGTGCGATAGCACGCTGGCGAGGGAGATGAGGCGGAGTGAGATGCCGCCACCTCCGATGCCGATGGAGAGGGTCCGATGAATACAGCGCACGAACGGGAGGACGAGGGGTTCATCAGCTATGTCCGACAACGCCCGGACGTATACCCGTACCTGAACGTCTTGACTCGTACCGAACTGATTCAAAAGGCGCGAGCCCTAGCTGGGAGTCGTCAGTTGAACTTCCACACGATTGCAGAGTGTCTAGAAAACGGACACAGGGACGCTATGCGGGCAAGTAAAGCCGTTAGCGAACCTGTTCCACTTGCGCCCGCGCCTGTGACGCGGGGGTTAAGTGCTGGTGGTGCGGGAATGAGTAAGCAAGATGGGTGCCCGTGCGGCGACACGTGCTGCGATAATCCGGACGTAGACAGACTTGAGCATGAGTGCCCGACCGACGAGTTCTGCGAGGATTGCTACGCGTCGCACTGTAACAACTGCCATCGTACGTGCTGGTGTGACCTCTAGTGAGGAGCCCTAACTCATGACCCACCCCATAGGCCAGTCCCCCGCTGCAATCCACGCGCGCATCACCCGGGAGCTCTCCATGCTGACCGTAACCACGGGGTACGTGATTAAGCAGCGCTACGCGGACGATTCCTGGCACGTTGTAGGCCGGAAGAAGACCATCTTACGGGCGAGAGTGTTCCGTGATGGGTTGAAGGCGCATTACGGGAACGTGTTTAAGATTGTTAGGATGTATCGGAAGGTAAGATATAGCCATGAATAGGTTGCAGCGATTAAACGAGCTCAAGACTTTGAAGAAGGGGTGGCTGAATGGTGATGGTAAGGTAATCACCAAAGCTGCGCTATCTAAAGCGGCAGAGCTAATCGTGCCGCGCATTTATCCTACGGTCGATGGTGGTATCACGCTTGAGACGGACGAATACGACATTATCGTTCGACCAGATGGAACAGTGGATATCATCTGCGGTCGCACAGTGGTTGGCGTGTATGAGAAGTGTATTTTTTAACGACGAACGAAAGTGGCATGCCAGCCACCCATTCGACGACGTCTTGCAGGTCGGTACAGCCAAGGCAGTTGGCTACGTATGCACGGAAGAAACGCCCGATATAACTGCCGATAAGCTGGTTCTTGTCCGTTCCGCCGACGATTCAATCTACAGCCGCACCTTCTGGGTGTGCGATCGTCTAATGGCACAAGCTGTGCTCGATAAGCACAGCGCAACGGTAACGGCTCACGGCTGGCCTATGGACGCACGACGTTTTTTCGTGCGATTGGTGTTTGAAGATATCCCACACAACGCACTCTACCACGTCGTTTGCGACCTGTTTAACAGCTGGTGTCTACACTGCGAACCGCCGCCGGTTTGGCGCGACGGAGTAGCCTATGCCCGCCGATGATACCGGCCGTCTCGCCCTCAAGTCCCGAATCATCCGTGAGTTAGAGGCGGAGGTAGCCAGGCTCCAGGCTGAGTTACGAGAATTAAAGAAATAAGTACTTTACTTATTCGGCGAAGTGACGTACTGTTTAGGTATGAAGACGACGACAGAGACGCTCCGCTGGACGATGAAAGACCTGACCAACGTTATCGTTGCCCAGGAAGAGATGGTTAAGGCTGGTTTCAACTGCCCCAAGCTCGCCACGTACTGGACTCAGTTTCTCGCCGTTGAGACGGAACTCAAGAACCGCGGTGCGCTGTGATTACGGACAGCGTGCAGACCGTCCTAGCCTGGGAAGCCGAGTGGGTGAAGACCCGCGGACGGCTTTCCGTTGGCATGGCGAAAGCCGCCGCAAGGGGATGTGAGACCAGGCTGACCGATGTGTGGGCTGGTGTCATCGCCCGAGCGGTAGCGGCTGAGGGCGGCGCATGGGCGCAGCTGCAAAAGGAACAGATTGCGCAACGTCTGGAGCAGGATGCCGCAATGAAAGCAGCGTCTTCGCGTCACAGATTCGGATACTAGCTTATTTTACGTTGTAACTGAACGCGGAATGCACGGTATGCCCAGCAATGGGAGAGCACGCCAGGAACCCTACAACATGACGCCGTGTAATGTGGGGACTTTTTCAGTTACAACGTTGAGTAAGCTACGAGCTGGCACCAAACTTTCCGACGGATAAGTACTTTACTTTCTCTCCGCCGTGCCGTATTAAATAGGCATGAGTGACGAACGCAAAACAGTCCCGGCCCCGCCGATTCCGAGTTCGGAGCTGGCGCGCGAGTGGGAGCGTCGTCTCAAGGAGAGTGCCAAATGACCCGCGAATTGTTTGACATGGCGATTGCTGAGTTTGATTCCCGCGCTGAAATCGCGCTCCAGTCTGGCGACTTCGAGGCCGTAGAGGCTCTGTACATGGAAGCCGTCGCGGCGCTGGATGGTGAGGAGCCGACGGATGAAGAGGTGAGCCTGTGAAGTACCTAGCGCTCTGTGCTCTGCTGACTGCCGGCTGCGCCGGACCCTCTGGCCCGTGGAACGTCGATGAAAGATTCTCCGAGGCCGAGCAGGCCGCCATCGCACAGGGTGCAGCAACCTGGCCTGTACCCATCGAGCTCCGCTTCGGACAGCATGTAAACGCCTTCCAGACGGACGCGCGGGTCATCGTCCGAGTGGACCGCGACGTGATGAACGTCGCCTATCCGGAGAGCCGGGGGCGCAACGTACGCGCCGTTACCTTCGACCAGCAGAAGATCCTCCTAGAGCCGGACACGATGAACGCGCCGCTCTGGTGGACCGTCGCTCACGAGCTGGGTCACGGTATGGGCATCGAAGACCACGTGAGCGACCCGGGGTCCGTGATGTATTCGACGCTGGACCTCACGGCCGTGCGCTGGTGTGTGACGGAGTACGACGCAAGCGCGTACCGAGCTGCTACGGGGCAGTGGATGGAGAGCACATGTGGTTCGCAATAGGCGTCGTTGTGGGCGTATATGGTACGGTGCTACTGATGTATCTCGTGGTGGGTGCGTTGTGGGACGTGGTAAAACGCATCCTCCGATGAAACTCGACCTACAGATATACATGCTCGAAGAGAGCATCCGCTATTGGCGCGCCGTTGTAGTGAAGCTGGAAGCGCAGCTAGAGAAGCTGAAGGCTAACCGCCGCTCTTAGGCGTCCAGCCCCGCGGCTTCCTGCCCGGCATGGCGTGATGGCCAGCAGGGGCTGGGGGCTCGCGACGGTCGCAGAACGAGCAACTGCCGAGTTCGTGGACGTGGTCCTCCTCAGCCTTCTTACCGAAGATGGCGTCCCAGCCTTCATCGTAGGCGCGGGATTGTGGATGGGTGATGATCTTCATTTTACTTACACCATTCTGCGAAATCGGTGCGCATTTGGTCAATGTCTCCAGTTTCTAGACAGCGCGCGACAATGCCTTCAAGGCTACGTCGGCGTCCTTGCGCTGTGTTTACCATCTCGAGGAGTGCGTCGACGTACGCCGGCGCATCGGCAATGAACTCTGCGTTCTTCCGGCCTTGTGCAGTGGCCGTGTCTCCGCTCAGAATGTCAACCGTTGCGACACACGCTTCTTTACCCGCGTCTTCAGTGCAGAGAGGGCCGCTAAACACCGCGCTGTAGCTGTTGTAGAACCATGGTGTGGGGGAGATAGCAGCGCGCGCCGCACGTATCGCTTCTATTGTTTTAGACACGTTTGCCTCAATTCGGTACGGGGAGTTCAACGCCATACTTAGCTTTAACCACATTGTGCAACTCTCGCCAGAAATCCGCCTCGGGTAGGCTGTCCGGTTCGAGAATAGCCGCCGCCAACTGCTCCGACGCCGTGTTCGTACTCAGTGCCATGCACCGTTCATACGCTTGCAGCGCGTGGAGGACCTCACCAGCCGTGATGGCAGGTCGGCTGATAATCTCCACCAGCCGGTCGAATGCCTTGCGTAGGAACGCGCGACGACGGTGGCGAGGGATTAGGTCCATTGAAGGACGACCGCGAGGGAGAGACATAGGGTAAGGCTCCAGATAAGTAGGTTATAGTAAGGGTGAAACATATCACTTAAGCTTTTTAAGCAATTCTCCCACATAACGCTGAGAATCCTCTAAGTGTTGCTTCAGACTGGCGATTCGCCTATCCTTCTCGAGTGATTCCCGTACCAGCATATCGATAAAATCGTGATCGCTGGCGTACCCAGCTACTTCCGCCAGCTTGTGTTTAGAGGGCGAGGATGGCATTGCTGATAACGGCGGGTACGTAATTGTAGGTGCGGAGAACGTTGCTGGCGAAGACGATGGCGCCGAGGCGGCTTTTGCCAAGGTTGGCAATGGCGTAATTGTAGGCGCGTTTGGCGCGAAGGTTGAGGATGTCGCGGGGGCTGGCGTAGTTGTTTTTATCGCAGTTGGTTTTGATTGCGTCGTTGTTCATGCCCTTATACTACGGTACGCCTCCAAGAAAGTAAAGCACTTTAATTAATAATGCTCGTAAAGCTCATGCCACTCCGGCGTTGCCTCCTCGGGCAGTTCTATCTCAAGGGTAATGCGCTTCCCCTTAGCAGCCAGGGTCAGAGCGGCGTGAAACGGTTCCTGTGTAAGGCGAAGCTTTCGGAATTGAAGATATGCGTCGATGTCGTACATTGTAGTATACTTGGTGTGGTCTCCAGCCCCCATCTATTCAGTATATTCTAGCCTGCTATCGCAGGCGCGCTTCGGCGGCTTCGGCTCTCTCCACAGCGTCCAGGTGCATACCGCCGCTCTGTTGCCATCGCGTCCAGAAGATCTTAGCGGCGGCCTTCCAATTCTCAGCCCGCCGTTGCGCGCCACGCCAGTGCCCCTTGACAGTTTCGGTTCTGTCGTCGCGTCGTCGCCACAGATCCAGATTCACCTTCTCCGCCTCGGCCAGCTTCGCTTCCAGCTCTTTCAGGTGCGAATTGTAGACCTCGTTGGCTGCGTTGAATGACTCGTCGTTCTCGGCTAGTTTCGCGCGCAGCTCCTCAACCAGCTTCGCCATCCCCTTCGCGCCGTCGTCATGACCGCGCCACCAGGCGGGATGCGCGCCGTCGGTGCCGTCGAATTCGGGACGGTCGCGGAGAGAGTCGACCATGTGAAGGAGCTTGTCGCGATAGACATCGGGGTACATCGCGCGAATCGCCTCAAGCTCAGTCGCGTCCTCGAATCCCTGCGCCCGAAGCCGTTCTTCTCTCGCAATTCGGCGCGCTTCCGCACACGTATGCTCGCCCAAATATGCGCTGTTGCACTGCTGGCAATGTTGATAGATGCTCATCGCTTCGGGCTCCTGACGTAGCGGACCACAGTGCCACCGCAGAGGCTCACGCATTCATCAGCGTTGGTCCTGTCGCCGTAGACGTCGTAGGGAGCGTTCTCCCCGTTGACGATTACGAACACCTCATCCGGCCCCGCCGGCACTTTGGGCACCTTCACGCTCTTCACCGGTCTGCCGCGCTCCGGCGCAATCGGTCTGTCGTGTAGTAGCCCATCGTCGTCCGGCACTTCGGGCGCCGAACAATATCCAGCTGGCACATCATTCGGGTCCGTCACTTCGGGCGGTGGCTCGGCTGGCTTGCTCATTTCGCCCTCAGCGCGCGGAGGCAGTCGGGGCAGTCAGGCTCACCCTTTTCTTGACCCCATCGCATGGTCACGAACATCCCACATGCGGTCTCATCGGAGATGGCGTTTCGGTCCGGCCGTGTACGGCCAGCGTTGGCGGTTGCACACCAACCAGTGCGGTGTTTCACGATCCAAACATCGATCGGTTTACTCTTCGGCATCGGAGGGACCTTTCGCCCGGCGGTCACGACACCACCTCCTCAACCAGCTCCCGCTCGGCCCTATTCAACCCGTCGGCGCAGTCGTAGTCGATATTGTCCCGATTGACGACGTGAACGTCAAGGTCCGGGTACTCTTGACACAGGTCTGGAAGGAGCGACAGCACATCGGCGAATGAGACGTATTCCGCCGTAGTGTGCTTGACGTAACCACGGCTATCGGTGACTTCTACGATGTATCGGTTCATTGCGTCCCTCACTCTCACCAGAAGCATACGACCGTCGACGGAGAAAGTAAAGTACTTATTTCGTCGGGCCGGTCACTTAAGCCCCTCCTCCAACCTATCCAAAATAGCCTCCCACTGCTCCGGCCACAGCTGTTGCAGCTTCTCCGGGGTGGTGACGACGTAACAGCTCTGACGGCCTCGCTTGTCCACCGTCGCATCGATCTTCATCGCGATGCCGTGCTTATGCCACAGGCGGCAGACCCGCTGCGGCTTCCAGCCGACGAGTCTGGCTACCTCGTGAGCGTAGATGTAGACGGGGTATTTCAGGGGGGAGGGCGTGCGTTTAGGTGCGGGCATAAGTAGTGTTCCAGCGGACGCCGCCATAGGTGTGAAAGACGACGTGGCGACCTGTATCGAGCCAGCGCTTCATGACGAGCTGGCCACGGACGTAGACGAAGAGTTCTCTGCCGTACTGGACGGTGAAGGTTGAGGGGTTCATTCGGACAGGAGCCAGGCTGTCGCCCAAGCCAACAATACGAACAGTAACATCACGCCAGCCTCTCGTTCAGCGAACGCGCTAGCCCGTAAACCTCGACGCTCAGCAGGTCCAACTTCTCGGCGTCCCCGCTCCGAATCTCCTCTAGGCGGTCCTCTGTTACTACAACGCACCCGAGCATCATTCCTCTGCGCGATAAGCGCACGACGTATTCCTCGTTTCGATAGTCTACAGTAGCGTCGAAACGCAAACGCTCTAGTTCGGGCTCAACTAGATCCACAAGTAAGTTGGTGAGGTAGATCGCCGCTTCAAGTTCGTCCGTTAGTTTAATCCGTACGGTACTCATGCCGCTTCCTCTTCCCAGCTAGTGCTATTCCACGATCTCCACATTCGCACCCTAAGCAGGTCCGCCTGCTTCCGAATCCGACGCAACAGCGAGGCGCGCCACTCGGTCGGAACGGTGCGCTGTGCCAGCTCGAGGTTAGCCAGGCGCTCGTCGGGGCGTAGGCCTTCGACGGGGGTCTGGGAGCGTAGGTAGGTCTGACCGCTATTCGTATGAGCGTAGAAACACATGAGCCGACCTGGGTTGGCCTGGTGTGCCCACCTACAGCCGCTGTCTCCATACCACAACTCTAGAAGTCTAGCGCCGACGGCATCATTACGTTCAACCGCCAGCATGCGGCGCGACACGCGCCCGAATCGATCCAGAAGCTCGGGGTCCATCTCATATGCGGGATGGCTGTCTTCACGGGGCACAAAGATATATTTCCACTTCTCGGCACCATGTAGAACAGGGATTAGCTTATTGCTTGGATTGCGCGAGAATATCTGCGCACGCTCTAACGTACGTCCAAAGTTACTATGGAAGAAGGTTGACGTCCCCGCACCCAAATACCAGGAAATTTCATTCTCGTCTCGTAAACTGATTCTCAAGATGCCCACCGTTCGTGTCTAACTAATCGTCCAACGTGTTGCCTACGTATCCCGAAGTCCGCCGCAATTGTACGGTGGTTCTCACCGTCGGCAGCGCGACGTCGAATCTCCTCAACCTTCTTAAGTGTGAGCTTAGAAGAGGGATGGTCTTCGCCCCTTACAACGCGGTGGCGGCCTTTCGCCATCTTATCGGCAGTGTTCTCTTGGTTCGTACCAAGAAATAAGTGTTGAACGTTACAACACTCTGGCGTGTCGCACTTGTGTAGTACACACATACCATCGGGTATGGGTCCGTGTTCAAACGTCCACGCGGCGCGATGAGCCTTTACCTGCTTATGCTCGCCGTCATGAATGAGCCCATAACCGTTCTTGTCACCAGCCGCTGTCCAGAGCAAGCAGCCTGTCATGGGCTCAGGACACAGTTTCGATTCAAACCGCTCCTTAAACGGTGTCTTGGGACGGCTACCTCTCATCTTACAACTGCTTCAGCACTCCACTAATCGCATAAGCCATACCAATGTAATACACCCGCTGTGACTCATCGCCGGTTGCCCGGCAGTCGCGAGCCAGCGCCGCGTAATGCTCACGGTCGCTCGTAAGCCGCTTGCGCATGGCCTCTCGCCGGTTCAGGAGCCGCACCACCCGGTGCTTGTTCCCAGGGCTTGCAGTGTTGGCGTAGCGCACGCCGTCAACAGCCGCTTGACGGTCGGTGTACTTGGAACTACGCCAGCCATCGGAGCCTACGACTTGATATCTCATTTAGTTCGCCCCCATGTCTCTAATCGGAACCCTACCCACTTCAGCCAGCCTGATGATATTCACCATCGTCGTCGCAAACTCACAGAGTTGCTCCGGTGTAGCCCCCGCTTGCAGCAGCTTTCCGATTCCGAGGAGGATCGCCTTACCGATGAGTTCATCGGTGCCCTCACGAATCGCAGAGATTTGTTCTTCAGAGACCATCTGAGGTGTCTTTGACATCGAACGCGTGATCGGCCATCCAATGGCGCATGTGCTCGATTCCGCCCCTGAGCTCACAGCGTAATTGTTCCGGGTCGCGGTCGGGGGAAACGGATACGACCAGGTGATGTTGGTGGCGAATGCGAATCTCATATCGCCCGTCTTCTTTAGATTCAATCCACGTCTCAAAATACGTAGGGAGATCAGCCTTCGTCTCGTCCAGAATCGCTTGAATATCTTCTTTCGTCATGTTTCCTACTCCTAAGTCAGAGACCACGTCGGATCCTGATACGTTCGCTTGCTCGGATGTCCGCAACGAAGGTGGAGATGAGCTCAGAGCTGGTCGACGGGTCGTGCGTGTACGCCGCAGTGACGATAGGTCCGAGCATGTCAGCGATTTGCAGGTCTGTAAGCTCCGCAAGGCTCTCGGCGATTTCATCGTCGCCCGGGGGAAACCAGTCGGTCGGCACGCGGTGTGTGTCAGACATCGAGGCGTCCTCGGATGTAGGCAGAGCGGGAGCGGAGAGCGGTGGCGATGTCGGAGGACAGAGCTGACAGGGTCCGGTCGGTGGAGGCAAACTGAGCAGCGTCGCTGTCGGCGTATTCCGCGTGCTCATCGTCGGTCTGCATCATCGTTTCGAGATCGTCTTTGTTCATGGTGCGTTACCTCGTGATGTAACAGTAAGGTACCTTACTTATTTGTCAAGGCGCCCTGGGCGGGAACGTAATAAAATCACATGACAGTTTGCCATGGGCGGCGAGATAGTTTCGCATCTTCATCCGTAGTTCTACGAAGCGCTCGCCACTCAAGTAGGCTGTAATTTCATCTTTAGTTAGCCCGGACTCAGTAAGAATCTGCTCTTTCAGCATCCTATTGAGCCTATCAAGCGAACTCACTTACCCCTCACTGCATACGCGTGGTATTTTCTGCACGTGAAGCACGCATACCGACCGTCCGACAGATTCGGTTCGGCGTAGTTATTCGACTCCAGACACCGCACACAGGCCATAGGGGGGCGCCTGGGAGGAGCCGCCTCAGCGCCAGCTGGCTCGATGTCGTCATCCGACACCCAGTACTGAGTCGTGCCGAAGATCACCCGATGGCGTAGGGAGTCGGTAACGATTCCCTCGATGTCATACGTCCCCACGTCCCCAACCTTTGCCCTCACGACGGCTAAGCCGACGCCTTCCCCATGCTCTCGTGTAGCTCTGATTCTGTCTCCTGTCCTGTACGTATGGAGGACCGTAAGACCGGAATCCACCGCGTGCCAGGAACCCTCGGTGTACGTCACGATATGGTCACCGCCATTGCTGAGACCTACGACACCTACGCCGTGAGTGGGATGACGGACCCTATCGCCTACGTTGAAGGCGACGAGGGGTCGGAGCTCGGAAGCTAGATAGGGCCACATCATCGCACCCGTATCCCATTGTACGCCAAACTCTCCCGCGTCCACCCTGGTAATGGTTCCAGTGTAGGTTAACGGTAGCAGAGCGTACTTTACTCTATCGCCTACTTTAAACATCGCTGTGCGCCTCCAGGACGCTCTCGGACCTCGGACCCACTCGCTACCCGTTCCTCGGCTCCTCTGGCGCCAGCAAGGCGCTCAGAGCCAGCAACAGCCCACAGACCAGGGCCCACCAGAACAGCTCCGGTCGGTGGGTCAGGACGGCGCCACAGGCGATGGCCACGTTTGCCAGGGCGCCGAGGTAGAGGAGGACGATTCGCATGTTACTGGTATAATACCCTAGATAATGAAGTCAACTACTTTACTCCCTCACACCATAAATACAAAAGTAAGTAAGAATATTTTATAAAGAGTACGCGCGCGAGGTGGGGCTGTAAGTTACTTTATTTTACGGTACACGCGCTGCGTTTTGCCGTTCAGCCACTCGGGTTTATTCTCCCAGTGTAATCTTTTCAGGCACACTGCAACTCGCTGCTGTATGTTCTGGTCCCACTTGTCGCGGGATACGCCGAGATGATCTAGAATCTCCGCCACTGTAATCTCGGGTAGGTTACTGAGGTAATGACCAATCAGTTCCTGCCACGGGTCGGAAACGAATCGCCTATCTTGCTCCGCCTTACAGAGGCGTACCTCCTCAGGCGTATCCGGATACCAGCGCCGTTCCGTCTCGTAGAGTTCGACGGCTTCAGCCCAGAGCTGATCGCGGTCTCGCTTGAGCGCATTGATATCGATTGCGCCACACTTGACGGGCCAGTAGCGACGTCCACCGGTGGGGTCGATGAGATACTCGTCTTCATTCGTCGTGCCGATAAAGACGCACTGGCGAGGGAAGGAGCGGGTCGACTTCTCGAACGCCGGTCGGAAGCGGTCTTCGCAGGAACTGAAGAACGCCTTAGCGCGGGAGGAACCGGTGCCCTTAAGCGCAGCTAACTCCGCAAGCTCAACAATCCACATACCCTGTATGTTCGAGTAAGCGTCCTTATCGCCTAGGGGTATAGGCGTATCGGAGAACCACTTACCTCCAAGGATACCGACAGACTTAGACTTACCGTGCCCCGTTTCACCCTCAAAGATAAGAAGGGAGTCCACCTTGCAGCCGGGGTCGAGGACCCGAGCAACGGCGGATATCATCCACCATTTCCCTACAAGACGAGCGTAAGGCGTATCAGCTACGCCTAAGTAGGTACTCAGCCAGCGCGAGACGCGGGGGATTTTATCGTACGTGAGGTTCGTCGTCAGGTACTCCCGCACTGGGTGTACCGCTCGCTCGTATGCCGCCATGCGAATAGCGGAGCAGACGATCGTCTCGGTAAACTGCGTATTCGTTTCGGCTAGAAGCCACTGCTGAACGTAGGAGTAATGATGGTCCAGTGCCTCACCCGGCTTAGGTGGGGTGAAACCAGAGACTAGAGGGAGGGTATCGCGCCAGAGGTACTTGTTCGCGAACTCGTCGTAGATGAGTTTACCGGCCCAGTCCTTATGGTGCGTGATGTACAGCGCCGCGTTAGCCGTCGTTTTCTGAGGGCGGTCCTTACCGAAGATGATTCCATGTTTCCACATGTCGTCGTCGGTGAGTGAGACGGACGCATCGATAACGCTGGGCTTAGCGCTACCCGGCTCGTACTTGCTGGCTGAGTTGGCGATCGTGTGTACCTCCGCGACGTCCAGAGGAGGACGACAGCGCCCCTCGTTCATTGCCTTGAGCGCTGCGAAAATCTCCGAGTACTCGAACCCCTGGTTGCGTAGCTTCGCCCCATGTTTAAAGAGCGTTATGTTTCGTTCGCCATGAATGACGTTATCGGGTACGGCCCCGAGAGGAGCCTTTGGCTTGCGTAGCGCCTCGAATACCCATTGCGGTAACGCTGCAACGTCGTCGGTACTCGCCCACTGGTAGGTACCACCGGAGATGTGGATACTTGGGGGCGCGACGATGTAGCCGCCATCACCACGCACGTCCACGCCGTTACCGAGAGAAGCGGCCGAGTTGCGGAGCTCCTCCGTCACCGAGAACAGAAGATGCTTTCCACCGCCACCCGTAGCGGATTCAAGCGTCGGGGGAAGTGGAGCGTTAGCTTGCTCTACGGCCGCCAGTCCCTCCGTGCCACCGTGGCGGGGATCGATATCGATAACGATGAGTCCGTTACCGGTACGGAGGCCGATGTTCGCTTGGGGCCACTTGCGCCACCATGCGCGGATGACCTCTGGGTCCGTACTCGCTCCAGTGAGACCGTTCTCAATGCGAGGGTGCTTACCGGCGCGACCGCAAGCGAATGCGCCACACGTGCATTTCTCGTTTTTGATACTGTGTAGTGGGAAGACGGGCCAGTTGCGGGAAGCGTAGTAGAGGGCGAAATCAAGGGGGGAAGATGAGAGCGCGGGTAGGTTCAAGGACACCAGTCTCCAGTTTCGGGGTCAAACAGTTCGGCGCTTTGTTCGTATTCCTCCCAGGCTGCTACAGCTTCGTCGTAAATTCGCGAAGCGAAGTCCTCGGGAGTCTCAAACTCGGCTCTAGTTGCATGCAATCGTGCGAGATAGATTTGCGTGAATATTTCTAGGTCGGTCATTTACGTTTGCCTCTGTATCTGCATTGCTCGCACATCGCAGGTTCTCCCTTAGCTCGCGACACGGCGGGCCTGCCTTCGCAGTAATAGCAATCACGCACGCGCACCACGGGGATCGGCGTGAGCTCAGCAGGCTCCGGGTCCGGCTCGGGAGGAGGCGTAGGGATGTAGAAGGCGGTAGTGGGTTGGAGGTCCGCTGCGTGAGCAACCATGCGTTGCTCGTACTTGTATCCACAAGGCAGCGAGCACGATTTCCACTGGACAATAAAATCCCAAGGATTCCCATTTTCAATGAGAACGACCTGGCCAGTTGTCCCAGCCTGGATTCCTTTTCCGGGTGGCTTAAGGTCCACGTCGGTTCGGATGACCGCGTCGCCTACCTTAAACTCTTTCATCGCTTAACCCTCCCCACCGCCTCAGCCGCGTCCTTACCGGTAAACAACCCATAGGTTGTAAGGAGTGCCTTGATTTCAGCTATAGCGTCGCTGCGTCCGTGCTGGTATCCCTCAGCGTACGTGTCGTCGGGGTCGGAGAGCTCTGCCTGTAGCAACTGCGCCAGGTTCCAACGGACCAGCGCCGGAGCGCCGATGCGGTGGCATTCTTCGATAGCGTCGCGAACGCCTCGTTTGTAGCTAGAGGCGGGGGGATCGTTTTTCATCTAAATAACTCTCCAATAACCAGACAGCACAAGCGGCGCCCCACCATGGAAGCGCCGCTAAGGAACCTATACGGAAGAGAATAATGCTAGGGCGCATCGAGGTTCACTCGGCTCCCATGATTGCGGATGTAGCGCAGATCCCGACATACCTCCGGTGGGGAGGAGCAGGAGAGGAGGAGCAGTGTCAGGGCAGCGTATCGGTACAGCGACAATAATTTTTCCAATCGAAGCTGAATGACTTTGCCCCAAGCTCCGTGCAGGTCTTTCGACAGGCCTCGAAGTGGGTCCGATAATTATCCAGTGCAATCTCGTGATGCGAGCGAGGGTCGCACGCGATCACAAAGACTGAGACCAGGATGGCTGCTTTCATCACTTCAGATACTCGTCCGCAGCGTGCCAGATCTCCTTCGCCACTCTCAGTCGCTCAACGTCGTCCGGCATTGCCGCCAGCTGCACGCGCACGCTGGTGATAAGTCCGTCGGGGCTCTGCACGACCTGCACGGCGTGCTTGTTAATCTCTTTGCTGCTGAGTGTGACCTCGGTCCCGTCTGCCTTGACGCAGCGGCGTGAGCGCCCCGTGCGTTCGTGGACGGTGAGGGGACCGTGGGTGGGGTGAATGAAAGATGAGATCATATGATTCCTTTTTCTGCGTTTTCAAACGTTGTTTTTATCTCGTCAAAGTCACTACTGATAAGCGCAATCGCACCGTGGCTCTGCCACATGGCGATGCACTGCTTTTGCTCGTCTGAGGCACGTCCCTTGCCGTTGGGGTTCTTGAGTTCCAGCCCGACGATACGAGCGAACTTCTTTCCGACCATCGACGGAGTGACGACGATCGAATCGAACCCCACAATGTCCGGTGTACCCGTGCCGAGTCCCCCGGAGACCCAAACGCCTTTGATCTTCGTATGCAACTGCGCGTTGCGGTACAGCACACGGCCAGGTACGCCTCCGATTGCGAGTCGTACGGCGTGTAACAAGTCTCTTTCAGCCACAGGTCACCTCACGGAGAGGTGCCGAAGACGTCTTTGTACCTGCTGTAAGCGTAGCCTTTTTTGTAGTTTCTTGCGTCACCGTAAGACCGCCACAGTGCGAGCTCGCGTTGTTTACGAGCCTCGGGTAGCTCACTCAACCATGACTTAGGTACGTGAGTCCCGAAAGTACTGTAGTAACTAGATACAACGAAGTCAATGGAATATCCTCGATTTAAGCTGAGTTCCAACAGACGAAAGAATTCGTCGAGCTTCGCGGACTCCGGCGTATTCTCATGATCGAAAACGAGCTTGAGAGAATCGGAGTAAATTACCGGGATTTTCCGCTCTTTTCGAGGGAACGTAAAACCACATCCTTCGCACGTCGCACGTCCAGCTAACTGCGTTAGCCCACACATAACGCACACGGCGAGGGGCGGTAGCTTCGTTAGGTCGAAGGACTTACCGTCTAGCGTGAATTCGCGGTCAATGTGTGGGAGACCGTGCTGCAATGACGAGCCGACCAGGTCGATTACAATCGCTCGCGTCTTACCCGGTGCTGCGCGTAGGACGCGGCCACACTTCTGCATGTAACCGCCTACGAAGTTGCACGCGGACGCTAAGATGCATACGCTGGCCTCGGGAACATTCACGCCTTCCGTTAGAATGGCGTCCGAGGTCAGGATACGTAGCTCGCCAGACTTGAGGCGAGCGATGGCGGATAGCCTTTCGCGGCGCCCTAGCTTCGAATGGACAGCCGCTGCGGGGATACCAGCGGTAGTCATGCGACGCGCCACATCCTCGGCCGTATCGATTCCTCGCACGAAGCAGAACCCACGTTCGCCTTGCCCGTAGGTCTGGTACGCGTCCACCGGGTCGCAGGCCAGGTCAGAACCGCGATGCTCCGGTGGTTGAAAGACCATCGCATGGACGATCTTCTTTGCCCGTAGGAGCTCGCTGTATTTCGCCGCTACGATGAGTCGGTCGAACATCTTGAGCGGTTTGTCGTCGGACCTGCACGGCGTAGCCGACGTGCCTACAATGAAGGCATCCGGGTAGAACTCTAGGAGCCGCTGGAACGTCTGAGCTGGCAGGTGCTGAACTTCGTCATAAAGTACTACATCTGCTTCGGGTAGAGGCGTAGTCTTACGTACGGCACCTTGTATGCTGATGATTTGCAGTGGAGCGTAGGGGCTGCGATTGAAGCCGGGGGCGATGATGCCTACTGGGAACTCGCCTAGGGCTTTCGCGCGCTCCGCAAAGTCCGCCATGATCTCGGACAAGTGCACTACGAATAAGACGCGCTTACCGTTACGGATACACGCGGCTGCGATCATAAGCAGAATGACCGACTTGCCAGCACCGGTGGGGGCTTGGACTATTACGCGTTTAATGCCTTCGTTAAAGGCTGCGCGGACGTCGTCTACTGCGCGCGTTTGGTAATCGTACGGGGAGATCACGCGACACGCTTTAGATAGGCAATTGCCGACTCTAGAACCTTTGGATCATCGTTCGCGTAACCGAGCAGTAAATTACACGTCATACATAGGAGTCCGCGGACGCGACCAGATGTGTGGCAGTGGTCCACGTTTAGATCGGCGTCGTTTATGCAAATTGCACAGCGCTTCTGTTGCGCCGTTTCGAGAAGTTCCTTCTCGGCTAGGGTAAGAGTGTAACCCTTACTTTTTCCGTTATGTTTTAAATTACACTCAGCGCAGAACGATTTATTCACGGTCCGCGCATCGCAACCGTTGATGCACATGCCAGCCGCCTGGCGCGCCTTACGTCTGACCTGTGTCGATTCGAGACACCTTTTACAGTTAACGAATTCACTGTCACGTGGATTGCCGCATTGACATAGACCGAGGGACCTACGTTCAGCGCGGAGTCGTTTGGAATAGTTGTGGCTGTAGGCGCGCCGCGCCTCGGGATCTTTAAGCGGCATTTCTTTTCTGCTTACGAGATGTCTTCAAATGAAACGATAAGAACCAGAACAACGAAACTGACACTACAAACATCAGCCACGTCATTCGAAGGAGCTGTTCGATCGCGCGGACTTGATGCTTCCAGAGCGGCATCTACTTCCCGCGCAGCGCCGATAAGATCGTGCTCGGGTCCTTATCGAACAGACGAGCGACGTCGCAGTTTGACCAGTCCAGCGCCTTGAGCATCTGGTATATTTCCTTCCGCGCGGCGTGGAGTCGCTTCGATTTGGACCCCTCTCCGAGTTCGAACGGCGCTACGCCGCGTCTCTTGCAGACCTCCAGCACGCGGTCCCACAATCCGAGACTCTTTAGAATCTCATCGAAAGGGTTACGAACCGGCTGGGACCTGCGAGAATCGATATGCCGACCACGGGGGCGCGTCCTGGCGTTCGTAGGCTCCCCTCGCGCGCGTCGCTCCTCCGCTACCTCCTCGGCTGAGAGGCCGAACGCGTCGCTGCTACCACCGTCAACGTGAAACCCCGGCCCGATCTTCATACCGGAAAACGTAAGCACGATTCCGCCGCTGTAAAGCACCTTACGCGTTTCAGCGTATTTCGACCTGTGACACCACTGTGCTTCCTACTGCGTCCGGCCACTGCAAACCGTGCCGATTACATCCCATCTGGAGCCGATGTATTACACCAGCTCCCGGGACCTAAACGCGTGATATTATTGGGTGGGCCGGGAGGGACTCGAACCCTCGACCTACGAATTAAAAGTCCGTGCGTCCAGAATAATACACGAGTGAATACGAGAGCTTACAAGATGACGCGTCGCGTCTGTGCTCTCACTGTGCTTCATCGTCGGGCCAAACCACGCTCTCAATCAGCTTCGCCGTGACTTCCACATCGTCGACCACGTAGCGCTCGTCCAGCATGCGCGTCGTCGTGTGCCGACTGATGGTCTTCAGGACCTCGTTCGGAATGCCGGCGTGTGAAAGGAGCGTCATGTGTGTCCGACGTAGGTCGTTCGATGAGCAGCGCTCGATTCCGGCTCGCACACATGCGCGCTTCAGAGCGCGGTTAAAGTTCAACCACGGTGAGAACAGTTGCTCCGGTCGCTTGTACAGCGACCACTCTAACAGCCGCCGGAACGCGGGGGCGATCGGAATCACGGCGTCCGCTTTCTTGCTCTTGGTCCCGCGCACGCGAACGCGCCACGTGGTTAGGTCGTGGTCCTTCTTCCTGGCGTGCTCCGACTCCGACATGCGAGCGCCGACTGCGATGTGCCAGGCGACTTGCTGCGCACGCTCGATACTCTCCGTCGCCATGAACGCCGCGATGAGAGACGCTATCTCTGGCCAGGGGAGATACCTCTCACGCTTGGTCGCACCCACCGCGAACCGGCGAGACCGGGTGACGTGGTCGACGTTGTGCGGGTATGCGCCGCGTGCGCTCTCTAGCCTGAGTCCGAGACGAAGGTCCTGGAGCTCCTTGTGGATCGTGTGCTGGCTGACCGTCGTGCCGATCGCCGCCCCGCCCTCCTCGCGTCGCTGCGCGATGTAACGGCCAACGGCGTCGTAGGTGATATCGACGATGAGAGAATCCGCTCCGAAGATTCGGGCGAAGTGCGCCAGCTTCTCTTCGTGGTATTTAAGCGTGCGCTCCGAGACCAGCCCATGTCGCCCCTTGGCGGCACGCCGATCATCGAGCACATGGTTGATCATTTCGGCAATAGTCGTACGGCGCGCGGCTGTACCATGCGGATCGGCCGCGTCTCTCTCGAGCTGTGCTCGGACATCCCGAGCTGCTTCGCGGAAGACACACCCCGTGCTGATTCGCTTGCCACCGACCGTCGTCCACCAGAACTTGCTACCGGGTCGTTTCCACAATCCGTCTTTGCTGAAGTGTCGCGCCATATCCGGAAGTCCTCCTCGCTAACGCGGAGTCTTGGGACCTTTCCGGCGCCGATGTCAACGTATTTCATACGACGCATCAGAGTGCGCGCATGGCGTACGGAGCAATCCAGAGCTGTGGCTACGTCGTGGGCGCGCATCGTTCGGCTTCAAGCTGCCTGACCCGAGCCCTGAGCTCCATGCACCGGTCCATCAGCTGGTCGCGTGCCCATTCGAACCGTCGTGCGCGTTCGCGCTCCTCGGCTAGCTCAGATTCGAGCGTCGTAAGGCGGGAGTAGAGGGATGCTAATTCATCCATTAGGTCAGGTCCGAAATGAAACGGATCGCCATAGCCGCCACTTGAATCGCTTCTTTCCTCAGTGCGGCTCTGTCCCGCTTCTTCGGACTCTTCTTGATCTCGTCCCATAACTCCTCAACTTCTTCCAATAGGATTGCGTATCCCTCATGCTCGCTGCGCATCGGAGGGAAGTTCTGTTCTGCGGCGTGTAGTTCCGCCATGACCGCGTCGTAGTCTGCTAGCTTCATTGCCATTTCCTATTCACCAACGCGCATAGCGCGAAGCCAATCACCAAACCGATAACGATGCCGACGAAGTAGGTACAGAGCATATTAGTAGCCGGGGAAGAGACGACGCTGGCCTTTACGCTCTAGAATTGCCTGGAGCTTGGCCTCTGCACACATCTTCGCTTTAACCCTCACCTTAGCCCAGGGTTTCCAATCGTGGTCCGGGAAGGCAGCTTCTAAGAATCGCTCGGTAGCAGGCCAGCATGCAGATTCCCATAGCCACGCGCGATCGAACACGCCAGTAAAATCACTTACTGGAATGACTTTCATAGGTGATACACTACCATCTATAACGACGTACGCAAGCTTCCCGTCCGTAGATTCGCCACGGTCGCGAAGTATTTTAGCCACCGTAACGGCCGGACTCGTGACGTCGTATTCGTCCACGTCCTTACTTAGAGCCTCTGCCAGCGATATGAGTTCAAGCGGTAACTCGTCGTGTAAGATACGATTCCGGTGCTCCGTAATTACAATGTGGTAGTCTTCGGGTTCGAAATTACCCGTGACGAATAGGTCCACTACGGCCTTCTGTAGGTTTGCAGCGAGCTTACACACGTCGCCGCGCATGTACTCTAGACCCTTGATAGCCGGTTTACCGGAGCCAGCGAACCGGCCGGCGTAGCGCTTCTTAGCCGTGAACACAACGAACTCGAGCTGCTTGTCGGTATCCAGCTTGACGCGGCTGTTCGTGCACCCGTACGCGGCGAGTAGCTTCGGGTAAATCTCTGTATTACACTTGTCTACGAACGCCCGGAATTCCTCCTTCGTAGCACCAACGATGAAACAGGAGTCAGTGTCGGAATAAACAGGTTTCATGCCGCCTCTGCCGCCGCGAGCGTCTGCTTGATTAGGAACACGCCGGTCTGAGTAACGCTCTCCGCGATGTCTCGGTCATAGAACCGGCTGTACTTGCTCCCCACGCACCCGTAGAAGCCGTTCGCAGCGACCTTGAGCGCCGTACTCATCCGATCTGCTTCCTTCCACTCAACCGTTCCAGGTGGGAGAGACGCTGCTTTTTTCTTCCACTCGCTGCGCATGTCTAGAAGCTTCTCCAGTGCCATCGGGAGCATACCCTTCGGGCTATTGGCAAACGTCAAGCCAGTGGTCGGAGCCACGCAACCAGGCTTCCCCTTGGTCTCCGGCGACATGTTCCACGTTATGAAGATAGACGGGTATAGCGCCGCGAAGTCGGCTACGTGAACATCCTTAATGATTCCAGTTAGTTGGGGGTCCATAACGAAAGCACCAGGGTACTTGTCGCGTGTAGGGAAGTAGCTCGGTTTCGTGGGGAAGCGATACCCACGCTCGGCACCCATACGCAGCATGATTCCGTCAACCAGCTCGGTAGGCTTAATGCCGTGCGTATCGAGAAACCCGTTACACACGTTCGTAATGGTCTGGTAGAGCTCAATAAACCCGCGCTTCTGTTCAAGCTCTACGAGGATTTCGGTGTCCCTAAGGCAATAGTCGGCCATCTTCTGGCGCTTGGCTCCACCGGCCTCCCAATACTCCCAGCAAAATTTGCTATCGAAGTCGTGCTTACCCTCACCTAGGACCATGCGTGCTACGTGGTCCAGTCGATAGCTCTGCTTTTCCTCACCAGAGGAAGCGGCGGTGTTAGCGCGCTTGAATAATTGCATAAAATCGAGCCAGAGCCATTGCTGCATGTAGCGCTCCAACGCTCGCTGGTCGGGCGCTAGACGGCGCATACGGGCACGCAACAGGGGCGCGTCGAACCCTTCGCCGGGGGTCGTAATCCACTGACCGTTTTTGAATTCTCGGTTGTCCCACGAACTCCCGAGATTCCAACCGGACACTGCATCGTACGGCTCTAGATCGGCCATCAGCTCGCGAAGCAACAATCGTTCGTCGTGGTCCGTATCGCCCTTGAGCAGATTGACCTTACGAAAGCCGTCGTTATCGGCTAGCGCATAACAGAGGATGCGCATGTCGGACATTCTGCTGAACGGCACGCGAGAATCCGACTCAAGGTCCAATTGGCAGATTCGCGGCGGTTGGATCTGAATGTCACTCGCGTCGGAGATGATACGCCGCGGAGGCATCACGTCGGCTTCCAGCATGCCGGGATTAGCCTGAGCGTACTGCTTGCGGTCAGCGTAGCGCTTGAATGTGATGCGCTCTCCGGCGGCTGTAAACGCCTCAAATGAGGCCTTGCGTGTCTCCGTTAGTCGCTCGCCTTGCGGGGAGCGGGAGAGAAGGTAGACGTTCGAGAAATCGTGGTAGCAATTGACGAGTTTCAAAGGGGAACTCCCGTGGAGATCGGAGCACCCGCGATATCAATCGCTGAAAGAAGACGCGTAAACTCGCTCGCGGAGAGCTCGCCCTTGGCACGATTAACCCATCGACAGCAGAGGACTATATTGCCAACGGCATACCCCTTAGCCGAGTCGACTCTATCGAGAGAAGGGAACGTGGGGAACCAGGGCTCGGGTGAATACTCAAATATAGCGTTCGTGTAATAACACCGGCCATCTTGTATTGTATGCCGGAACATAATGTCATCCGCGGTGATTGCAAAGTCGATCTCGCGGGCCTTTGCGCTTTCTCGCGACATTTGAAATAAGCGCTTCCACCACTGCTCCGATTTCCGGCGCTTTATACCGGCAGCCGCACTAATGCGGATACGGTCAATGTTTTCGGCATACCATTTACGTCCGCGGACACCGTTACATTTACGACAACCATCCGGTCTACCGTCTCGGAAGTTCCAAAATTCCTCTGTCATGTCCTGAGGCCCGCAGACAGAACAGTTCTTCTTACCGTCGCGGTACAGGCACTTACACGTTCGGTCCTTCCACTTCTTCAGTGCCCATCCGGTCAAAATGCGGGGGGTTCCGCACTCACATTCACATCGCCATTTAGACGGCCTTCTGTTCAGACACTCTAGGACGGTGAGAGGCCCGACCTTGAATCCGGTACGATCGATGAACTTCACTTACTCAACCTCTGAATCTCTCGGTTGATGTAGTACGCGGCTTTGCGTAGGTCTTCTAGCTCGCGTCCCTTAAGTGAGGCACGCCAGAGATACTTAACCGCGTTACCCAGGTTGAAATTCATGTGCTCCGTGATCTGAATGCACTCTATACCCGATGCGTGAGACGTGTAATGACGCGGCTTGTTAACCGCGTCATCGTCGTCTTTCATCTGTTTGGGTCGGCAGACACAGGACTGTTGAGCGCACAGGTTGCAGAACATCGTCTGGCATAGATAATGCGCGTAAAGTATTTGTCAACTACCCATTGACGGCCAAACTTAAGTACCTTATCCTGGACGCTGAGAGGAGAAGAGTGATGCTCGAAAAATTAGAGAAGGCGATGAATACATGGCGAATCCGCACGATCCGAAGTCTCACGGCGGATGAATACCGCCTGGCCCGCATGGTGGACATAGAGCTCCTGGCGGTGCTTGAGCGGATGGTGCGGGAGATGAATAGGCGATGACCACCGAACGCTGGTACGTCAAGCGCTCTGGCGATGCCCGGATCTACGGCCTGACTGAGCGCCGCGAAGACGCGGAACTGCTCGCCACGCGCCTAGCTCGGAATACGGGGGATGAATTTTACGCGATGAGGAAACCGGAGGAGAAGCGATGAAACGGAGATATTGGGGCCTGTACGACTTAGGCGGCGCGACCTGGCTAACTGCCGATTCGACTGGCGGGAAACGCGAATACGCTAGAGCGCCGGAAGTTAAACGACGACGGTTTATGTCGCTGAGTTCCGCTATCGGATTCATTGAAGGTCATGGGTTGAATCGTCTCATCATTCCCAAGGAGTTCAGCGCTGTTCGTAAGCTACCCACCGCGCAGCAATCCGCCCTCAAAGCAGCCGCGCAAACCCTAAGCGTCCACGGCTTCAAACGCGAGAGCACGGCGCTCCTTGAGGCGTTTGGGCTGCTATGAGAGCCGCAACCCAAACCGCTAAAGCCGCCGTCCTAGGGCGCCTGCTATCGTCATGGATAGCGCAACCGGATTTGACACTTGGTCAGCTACTCGCCGTCGCGACGCTGGTCGGTACGCCGGAGCGAGCACAGAGGGTGCCGCTGCATACGGTGGATGACGAGGAGCTGGCTAGGTTGGTGGAGGAGTTCTGTCATGCTGATCACTAATTCAAGGCTCAGAGCCTTCCGCCGATGCCCCCGTTTCCATCAGCACGCCTACGTCGACCTAGTCCGCCCGATCGAGAAGTCCTACGCGCTCCGATTCGGCACGCTCGTTCACCTAGCTCTCGAGGCTTGGTGGTCCACCAGCGATAACCGACTCATCGCAGCTATGGCTGCTATCTCGCGTGGCTGTGATGAGGAATTCGACGAATTCGATCGCGTCAAGGCCGAGGAGCTCATGCGTGGCTACCACGCCCGCTGGTGTGACGACGTCTACGAGACCATCTCCGTAGAGCAAGAGTTCTCTATCCCCATCGAGGGAGGCCACACACTCGGCGGTAAGTTCGACGCCCTGGCCCGTAAGAACGGTAAGACCTACATCGTTGAACATAAGACAACGAGTTCTAGCCTGGAGCCTGGGGGCGACTACTTCCAGAGCGTGTGTACGATGGATAGCCAGGTCTCCACGTACTACCGCGCAGCAAAGGCTTTGGGGCATGATGTCAGTGGGTGTGTTTACGATTGCATTCTGCGTATTGCTCTCCGGCCTTATAAAGCAGGTAAGACGCGCAAGGAAGACGAGACCCCCGAAGAGTTCCGTCTTCGTATCCGTGCAGCCATCGCAGACGAGCCAGAGAAGTACTTCGCCAGATTTGCCATCGTCCGCACCGAGCGGGACGAGACCGAAGCTGCGTCTGATTTACGGCGGACGATCCGACACCTCGAAATCGCGGTAGAGGAGGGGAGCTATCGGAATACCGAGAGCTGTAAGGACTTTGGACGTACGTGTGAGTATCACGGGGCGTGCTCTGGCACCGAGTCGCTGGATAACCCGCTCAAGTTCCGCAAGTCGGAAACGGCTAACGAAGAACTCGTGCAGAGTGCTTGACTAGCATAGGTAACGTACGTAAGATACGCGTAAGGAGTTGAGAAATGATCAAACGTAAAATCACCAAGCGCCCACCGCGCATCGTCGTACACGGTGTGGCATCTGTAGGCAAAACGACCCTCGCCGCACACTCACCGTCTCCGGTCTTTATTTGCTGTGAAGACGGAGCACGGGAAGTAGACGCGGCCGTCTACACGTTCGACGATAAGGACCGCGTGCAGCCTAAGACGCTGGACGAGTTCCGCGCCGCTGTGCGTGATATCACCAAGAGCCACGAGGGTTATAAGACGCTCGTAATCGACGGCGTCTCCGACCTTGACCGGCTCGTCTCGCAGCACCTTTGCGCGAAGAATCCGAAGTGGGGAGGGGACATCCAATTCCTCGGCTACGGCCGACCAGAGGCCCTGATTCTAGGTGTCTGGCGTGAGATGGTCGCGGAGTTCGAAGAAGCGAATAACGCGGGCCTAGGCATCATTCTTCTTGGCCACTCGCGGGTGGAGAACTTCGCTCCCCCGGATGCTCCGAACTTCTCCCGCTACCAGCTAGCCGTCACCAGCCACAAGCTGGGAGACGTCGCCGGCCTGCTATTCGGCTGGAGTGACGTATTCGGCTTCGCTCGGTTTATGCAAATGACGACTGAAGCTGGCAAGCGAACGATCGGCACCGGTATCCAAGGTGCCCGCGTTCTTCAGCTCCAGCGCTTGGACTCGAGTGACGCAAAGTGCCGCTACAAGAACGCACCGGCTCAGATTCCCATGTCCTGGGCTGAGCTTGAACGCGTGATGACCGCCGGGGACGTGAATGCGGAGGACCTCCGCAGTCAGATCGAAGCTTTGATTCCGAGTCTGCCGGCTGATAAGCGCGCCGCTACCACAGCGTGGCTTACGGACAGTCTTACAGTTGACGACCTTGTCATCGGTCTTGACAAGGTGAAATCGGTAATTACGTTACAGGCTCAATAGGAGAGTACTCTATGTCTGATCTCATCCCCCAAGGCAATTATAGTTTCAAGGGTTTCGGCATGCCGGAGCTCGGCAGTTCGCCAGAGAAGAACACCCCGTTCGTTCACGTCGCCGTTCAAATCGTCGGCGGCGCGTACGATGGTCGCGTCGTGAGTCGTGACCTCTTCTTCACGGAGAAGACCACTCAGCGAACGATGGAGGGCCTCAAAGCTCTCGGGTGTACGTTCCCCGGCAATAACATCGACGACTTCACCGGCTACGGGTCGACTACGACCACCGGCACGGTGGAACACGAGACCTACACGCCGAAGGATGGCGGAGAGCCGAAGACGGTTGCGAAGATTGGCTTTATCAATAGCAACTTCGGCGTCAATGCTGCTGCGCGCATGGATGAGGCCCAGAAGGCTGCATTCCGTGCGAAGATGATGGGCACCGTCGCTGCTAGCGGCGGGGTCAAGAATGGTGTAGTGGCTGCTACGAGCAAGGCACCGTTCTAAGTTACTGGCTGGTCATCTGATCAAACTTCAATGTGATCAGTCACTGTCCTTCCAGACGTCGTGCCCCCGGACGTTAAACGGGGGTTTTCCAAGCAGAGTGTATGGGCGCGACACGGGTAACCGGTTAGTAAAACCCCGCCGATTAAGTTCGGCTTCTACCTACGCTCTGCTTGGAGGATAGAATGGATACCACTACCACGATGCAGCTTTCCCTAGACGGCGTCCGAGTCGGTCGCAACATCGGCTTTAAGCTTGCTCGTAAGCAAGCCGCTCAAATCGTCCTCGATGAGATTAAGGACACTGCGCTGGCGCTGAAGGTGTTCAAGCTGATTATGGGGATGGTGGACGGCGTATGACCTACGCAGAGCTTGCAGAGGCGGCTCGCGTACGGTTCGAGGCGCTGACTCCAGAGGAGCAGCGCGCTCACCGTGCCGACCAAGCTGTATCATACGCTTTCCACTGCGCTAAGTCGTTTCGGCTGGCGGGTGGGACGTATGAGGAGTTCGTAGAGAAGTATGGGGAGGAGCTTAAAGCTCAGTGGCTAGCTAACCACTCCTAAAACTCCCCTTCAAAAACTTAACCCCCGGAGAGCCGCGTTCTTGGCTTCCGGGGGTTGTTCATTTTGAATCTATAATTGTGCCTTTAAAAGGCTGGTTTACTTACCAGATCAATCCGTTTTAATAGCTCCTGGAATTCTTGCGATGAAAAATCGTTTTTCGCATAGTTGACCCAGAGACAGCTAATAACGACATTGGCTTTCGTGTAGCCTAGTTTCGAGTCGACTCTGTCAAGTGACGGACCCAGTGGATTCTTGGGCTTTCTCACGGTATCGATTAGAGTGCCGGTGTAATAGCATCTGCCAGCCTGCGAGGACATTAATTCCGTCAAGAATGCAATATCGAGGTCGCAGGGTAGACCGGTTTCACGACTACGCTTTTTGGCTCGATTTAGAAGTCGCCGCCGCCAATCTGTGTAGTCTCTACGAGTCTTCTTTTCATGCGACCGCGAGTGCGTTCTGTTGTATTTCCTGTGGATTTCGAGAGATTTATCGTGGTTGTTAGCGCGCCATTTCTTCGAATTTTCGCAAGTACATATCTTACAATAGTACCCTAAACCGTCGAGGCTTTTGGCTTTGTACCAAAATTCCAGTGTCGATAACTTCGCTTGTTTGCAAAGTTTGCACTGTTTATGTGTAGCTACGTCTAACACTCTTCTGATAAATTTATCGAGATTCCGATATTACCACCTCGCGTTGTAGAACGCGGGGTGGGTGGCGGATTCGAAACCGCCTACGCAGTCAACGCAGGTCCTAACGTCCCCCCTTGGATCGGGGGTCCCATCCGGGAATTGTCGGCGTTTGATCATCCGAGTTCCCCCACACGTCTTGCACAAAGACCACTTCGGCTTCTCTTGCTTCGTCATCGGCATCCCTCGCCACCTGTGTTAGGTCAATCAACTGCGGCTTCACCGTGCCGCGGAGAATCGTGTAGTTCAGCGCCGCAACCTCGTACGTGATGTGGTTACCGGTACAGTGCATACCCCACGGATTCTTGTCCGACGGACGCACCGAGCCAGCATTGAAGGCAGCCGACACCTTGGGAAAGTTGTTCCCGTATCGCTTCGTTAGGTCCAGGATGTACCGCGATGCAATTGTCGTATTGAGCTGAGGGTCTTTCAGCTGTTCGTCAGTGTGACCACCAGACCAGTAGGTGGAGCCGTCGGGGCGCTTCGTTTGCTTGCGCCCCTTAAGGCTCGGGTGGGTAATCTGAAAC